AGTATCAAGAGCGAGATCAACGTCGATATGTCCGAGGTAGTCAACGAGCAGGAAGACCCGAACATCATCGACCAGGAGTATAAGGAAGTAGAAAATGAACAGTCAGAACAATAACGAAGAACCAAAGTTATTCACGTTCACCGTACCGGGCAAGCCGCAGGGCAAAGCCCGGGCGAGAACATTCCACAACAGCAAGAGCGATAAAATGAGCAGCGTAACACCTGAAAAGACGGTGCTGTACGAAAACCTGATCAAGACCTGTTTCCAACAGAAATACGGACAGAAACGGTTTTCGATGATGCGTATGTAGCTGCTAATATCTTAGCTTTCTTCGAACCGCCTAAGAGCATCTCGAAGAAGAAAAGGGAAGACATGCTGACAGGGAAGATCTGGCCGGCAAAGAAGCCGGATAGTGACAACATCGCAAAGGTTGTGCTGGATGCCCTGAACGGCATCGCATACCATGATGATACACAGATCATAAAACTGAGCGTCACAAAGGCGTATAAAGAGGAAGCGTATTTAAGCGTTACGCTGATGGAACTTAAGTAATATACAGGAAAGGCAGGTGTCCGGCATGGGGCGTGGTGCTCCTAACAAAAAAGGACTCAGTTACTTTCCGAAGATGATTGATTTTTACGAAGACGATAAGGTCTTCGATCTCCTGGACCGATATGGTCCACTGGGAGTGACTGTATATGACTGCATTCTGTGCATCGTATACAAGCAAGGTTACTACGCAGAGATCTCACTTGATAAGCTATCAAGAATGATCACAAGGATGATCGGCAACAAGTGGGTGAAGGGGCAAAAAGCTGTCGTGCAAGTGGTGCACTTCTGCTCTGAGATAGGTCTCATTGATGATGACCTCATGACGGAAAACATCATCACCTCTGTTGGGATTCAGCGTCGTTATTACGAGATAGCAGTAAAACGCATGAAGAGACAGCTCTATAGCGATAAGTATTGGCTCCTCAGAAACGGGGAAGAAGAGGAGCCTTTCTTAAATGCACCCAAAAATCGAATTACTTCGGAAGAAAATCGAATTACTTCGGAAGAAAATAAAAATAGTTCCGAAGAAAGTCCTATAGAAATAAAAGAAAAAAGAAATATAGATATAGATACGGCTCCGCCGGACATTACTTTCGATGATCCAGAACTTGAGAGAGCTTTTCAGGGATACCTGAGCAGTCAAGAAAAAAACGGCAGGGAGTTATCTGATTACCAGGTACGGTTGCTCAGAAAGAAGCTCGGAAGTCTTAGTGATGATATGGCAGAGCAGCTGATGATAGTGGAAGAAGCTACAGTGCAAGGATGGAAGAGTTTTTACCCGGTCAAGAAGCAGCCAACCAAGAAGAAGGAAAAGAAAACAGCAAAGAATACATTCAATGCATTTCCGCAAAGGGACTATGATTTCGATGCACTGGAAAGAACATTGAACAAGTAAGGGTAAGGAGGCAGACGATATGGAACAGTTGAAGATTTTTGAAAATGAAGAGTTTGGACAGGTCAGAACGATCAATATTGATGGAGAGCCATGGTTTGTCGGAAAGGATGTGGCTAAGATTCTTGGATACAAGGATACATCAGATGCTATGAGAAGACACGTTGATGATGAGGATAAGCTGACAAGGTGTTTCACCGACTCAGGTCAGAAACGCGAATTATACATTATCAATGAATCAGGACTCTACAGCGTGATCTTATCTAGCAAGCTTCCGTCAGCGAAGCGTTTCAAACGCTGGGTGACATCAGAAGTGCTGCCAGTGATCCGCAAGACCGGGAGCTATGAGATGGACGACTATTCGCCGGAGATGAAAGCAATCCTGATGCATGATAAGAAACTGGTGAAGATTGATAACCGCGTGACAGATCTGGAGAACCATATGACGATCGACTACGGGGAACAGGTCGTCCTTGGCGATGAGGTCAACAAGGCAGTCCTGGACGCACTGGGCGGCAAATACAGCAATGCTTACAACGAGATCGGCAAGAAAGTGTTTGCAGAGTGCAACCGTGATCTGAAACACTATTTTCACGTCAACGCCCGCAACAACGTGCCGAAGAAACGCTACTATGAAGCCTTGGAATACATCCAGGAATGGAAGCCCTGCACGAATACACAGATCCAGATCCGTGACTGCAATGCACAGGTGTGTATGCCATGAGCGGGGACGAGGTATTCACAATACAGGCAAGATGCTGCAAACGGTGCGGGAGGCTTCTGACAAGCCAGGAAGCAGTGGAAAGAGGTTACGGCTGCCAGTGTGCCATGAAAGCGAAAAAAGAAGAAGAGGCACAGAAACCGATACCGGGACAGCGGACGATATTTGATTATCTGGAGGATGCAGAATGATTGTGACAAAGTTGGACGTAGAGCAGATGTGCAGAGAATGTCCGATGTTCGAACCGGAAATGAAACACAGAAAAGCGTCTATACCTGAAAGCGTGAAATCACACCATATGCTGATAATTACGTGCAAAAATCAACGTTTTTGTCTGCTTATGTGGAGTTATTTGAGAGGAGAAAATAAATGAATAAAGTAATTTTAATGGGACGGTTGACCAGAGACCCGGAGATGCGTAATTCTAACGGAGAGAGCAACACGGCAATTGCACGCTATACGCTGGCAGTTGACAGACGCTACAAGCGTGAAGGCGAAGCAGGTGCTGACTTTATCAGCTGTGTGGCGTTTGGCCGCAGTGCAGAGTTTGCAGAAAAGTATTTCCGCCAGGGCTTGAAGATAGTGATAACCGGCCGCATCCAGACCGGGAGCTATACCAACCGAGATGGCAATAAGGTCTATACAACAGACGTGGTGGTTGAGGATCAGGAATTTGCAGAAAGCAAAGCGGCCGCACAGAGAAACCGGGAAGAAAGCAGCCAGGAACGGCCAGAGCCGATGCCGGTGGATGCGGATGGGTTTATGAACATCCCGGAAGGTTTTGACGAAGAGCTGCCATTTGCATGATGGGAAAGCAACAATGGACAGGAGGAAAGCGAGATATGAATATTGGAAAAGCACAGGCTGTTTTTGAACAGATTAAAAATGACAAATACAGCGAGGACGAAAAGCTTCAGGCAATTTGGCTTGTACTGGATATGCCGACACACAACGGTATTACAAAAGATACAATACTAGAAGCGTTCCGCTGGCTTTTTGATTATGCGATAGAGATCGAATAGAGATCGAAGTGAAGGAAATGGTGAAGAAATGGTAGGAAAATGTGCTTTACCATCGGACTTTTGTGGACATGATGAATGCTGCATATGTTGCCCTGAGAATGAGAGCTGCAATACACAATGCGGAGAAAAAGACGAACATGAATATGCAGAGAGTTGTCCTTATTGCTGGGCATCGGAAACCGGAAAGGCGTATGGCGGAAAGCAGAAGACATTGAGAGGGAAAGAAGAGACAGGAGAAAAAGATGTTCATACAGGAAGATGATCTAAAATTAAATGATTGGCAGTTTAGCCAGAGAAAATATTTACCGTATAAGGTAAAGAAAACGCTTGCGGAACGCAGAATCAAGGAATGGTATTACAACTGGGATGGTCAAGTATATTTGAGCTATTCTGGTGGCTTGGACAGCACAGCATTGTTGCATATGATAAGAAAAACCGTAGGGTTGGAAGTCCCGGCAGTATTCTCAAATACTGGTTTGGAATTTCCTGAGATAGTAAGATTTGCACGTCAGGCCAGCGGGGAATTTGTTGAAATATATCCCAGATGGAAAGACGGAAGCAGATTAACATTTAAACAGGTAGTTGAGAAATATGGATTTCCGTTAATTAGCAAAGAGACGGCACTGAAGATAAGGAAACTGCGGCATGGAAATTTATCAGACAGATACAGAAACTATTTGATGAATGGCGATGAAAGAGGGAAGTTCGGAATGCTTCCTAAAAAATGGAGATTTTTGTTGGATACACAATTTGATATAAGTGAACAGTGTTGTAACATTACCAAGAAAAAACCGTTTAAAGATTATGCAAAAAAGACTGGAAGAGTGCCATATATTGGGACAACGCAAGATGAAAGTTTTAGACGCGAACACCAGTATGCTCATACAGGTTGCAATGTATATGATGGAAAAACAGTTAAGAGCCAGCCGCTTGGTCCTTGGACAAGGCAGGATGTGCTTAGATACATAGTAGAAAATGATATTGAAATATGTTCTGTATATGGCGACATAGAGCGAACGCCCGGTGGTATATACTACACAACAGGTGAACAGCGTACCGGATGCATGTTCTGTGCTTTTGGTGCACATATGGAAAAGTGTCCGAATAGATTCCAACGAATAGCAATGACACACCCAAAGCATTATCAGATCTGTATGGAATTAAAAAATAATGGGGTAAGGTATCAAGATGCACTGGAAACATGCGGAATAGAGACAGAAACATGGGAACATATTGGACAGATGAACATAATGGATTTTTTAATCACAGGAGAAAAACAATGTTGATTATAAGTCAGAATAAAGAAAAAGTAATGCGGTTTGGCATATCTTTCAACGCGTTAAAGTATGCAGAACGAACCGATCGCAAAGGGAAACAGACGATAGTCAGACACACAATCTGCATATCAGATGGATTACTGGAAGAGGTTGCAGAATACGAAAGTAAGGAGCGGTGTATGGAGGTGATGAAAGAGTTTTGCGAAGCATATACAGATGGATACTACACGACGGAATATTTCGATGATTTAGCAAAACCGCACAAAATGGCAATATATATGCGAAATCAAGTATATGAGTTTCCAGAAAAGTGAGGAGGATGAGTAGAATGATGTCCTGCAGTGATTGCCTGTGTTATTACTGCCTCTACTACTGGTCGGAGCGATGTCCCTACGGAGCGTGTTATGACGATCACAGAGCACAGGCAGATCCATACACGGATCATTATCCGGAAAGGCATCTGTGGTCAGACAGTCATAAGCCAGGAGAGCAGGCACACTGGTGCAGGGGCGGCAACTTATATCCGACAGAAGAATGTCCATATTTCGAACAGTATGAAGGGCAGAAAATAGAACAATGTTACCGTGCAATGATTTCCACGTTCCAAGATGGATACCGATCGTGTCCGATGATGGTGAATGGAACATGCGAAAAGTGTCTAAGAGAGCTGAATGAGGCTATACAAGGAGGATGAATAACATGGCAATATATCATAAAACATTGCAGTACCACGAAGGTGGGAAACAGCTAGGGCTTCCAGTGCTGAAAAATAATGAACAGCGGAGAGCGTGGCTCAGAAAATACAAAGAATGGGGATTGTGGTACGAAGACGAGAATATTGGATGTAAATATTACAAGTATGATTTTGACAACGGGGCAAGATTGATCGCAGAAACATATATCATTCCGGGCAATAAACACACTCCGGAAAGAGAAAGCTGTTATTTCCATCTGGTAGGAGGTCCAGAGGCTGAAAAGAAAAATGGAGTTCCTAAGTGGAATGTAAGAGAAGCTTACAGCAAATATCCCAACAGTGAAACGGAACTGGCAGAATTTTTGAAATCATTACAGAAGGGGAAATAAAAAATGAATTACAACAGAACGTGTAACACATGCAGATACCACGATGAGGGAATGTGTTATTGCCCGAAGAGTGAAGAGTTCAGAGAT